ATCTGGAGGAAGACTTCCGGGACGGCGCCCCGATGCACTACCGAATCAAGCTGCCCAACGACTTCGGCTGGACGTTTCAGGGTATCGTGACAGCCTACCAGCCGCAGGAGATCAGCTCCGGCGACGTAGTGCAGGCACAGGTGACAATCACACTGACGGGCGTGTACCAGTTCGGGCAGATCACCGTGTAATGACGGAGGGCAGGAGCACAGGCTTCTGTCCTCCTGTCCGCTTTGAACACTGAATACTCTGGGAGGGATACTAATACTATGACCAAGCAGGAAATACCCGCCTGGCTGTCTGTACTGCAGACTGCCGTCCCCACACCACCTACCGAGGAAAGGACGATTGGTGGTCACACGTACCGGATGCGCAGCCTGACGTCTCGAGAGCGGGATGACTGGGAGCGCGACATGGTGGAGTTCGTCGGTGAGGGCAAGCAGCGCAAGGTGCGGATGCGGATACCTGACAACATGCGGGCGAAACTGGTGGCCAAGTGCCTTGTCGCCATCGACGGTGTCGAGATACCTGGCGACGCGCAGGCGAGGGCGCAGCTGGAGCAGTTTCTGAGCCAAGCGGACTCGCGGATTGTGAATGAGCTATTCGATTGGGCGCAGCAGCTCAACGGGATGGCCGATGACGCCATTGAGGAGGCGGCTGCAAATTTCGATTAAACCCACGCCGCCGCTTTCTGTTTCGCTTAGCGTTGGCCCTTGGGCGCACGGTGGCGGAGCTTGAGGCGCGAATTTCTGAGGCCGAGCTTACGGAGTGGATGGGGTTCTACCTACTGGAACCCTGGGGATGCGAAGTCGAGGATTGGCGAGCGGCGATGATTGCTGCGACGACACGGAACGTCTTCCGTGGCCCGAAGGACCGCCCGTCGGAGCCGAAGGATTTCATGCCCAAGCGCGGGCCACTGGTGGTCAGGGAACAGACCATCGAGGAGCAGGAAGCGATTCTGCGGATGTTCGAGCGGTTGCTGGGGTCGGGTGGCACGACCAAGTAGGGAGGTGAGACGGTGTGGCGACGGTTTCGACGTTTAATATCGCACTGATTGCATCGACGGGCCGGTTTGTCAGCAACATGGCCCGGGCTGAGCGGCAATGGAACAGCTTCGCCCGCTCTGTCCAGCGCCAGTCCCGTACGCTCCCGAAGGCACTTCGTGAGGCCGTACCGGCATCCCTCGCCCTCGGCCGCAATGTGACCAAGTGGGCTGCTGTCGCCACTGCGGCCCTCAGTGGCCTCAGTGCCGCAGGGGTGAAGCTGGCAGCAGATTTTGAGCAGTCGCAGATTGCGTTTGAGACCATGCTTGGCGACGCCGAACGCGCTCAGCGGTTCCTCCGCGAACTCGAAGTGTATGCTCGGCGCACGCCGTTTGGGTTCGTCGGGTTGCAGCGGTCTGCACGTCAGCTCCTGGCGTATGGGTTCACGGCCGACCGCGTACTCGAGATGATCACCCCCATTGGCGACACCGTTGCTGCCATGGGCGGAGGCCAGCAGATGCTGGAGGCCATCATTAGGGCCCTCGGCCAGATCCAGGCCAAGGGCAAGCTCGCCTCGCAGGAGTTCCTGCAGCTCACGGAGCAGGGCGTAGCGGCATGGCAGATGTTGGCCGAATTCCTGGGCGTCTCGGTGCCGGAGGCCATGGACCTGGCTTCCCGGGGCGCCATAAGCTCTGCTGTTGCCATTGAGGCTGTGCTGCAGGGCATGACCAGACGGTTCGCCGGTGCCATGACCAGGCAGGCTACGACGATAGCGGGGCGCTGGGAGCAGATCAAGGACTCGGTGACAACCATCGTCCGCGCTTGGGGGCAGGACATTGTCCGCGTTACCGGGCTGGCCACGGCCATGGGCGTTCTAGCGGACGCCATTGAGCGCGTCGCGGACGCGGTCTCTCTCCATGGTTTCTTTGGTGCTTTAGAGCGCGCGTTCCCGCCCTGGGTGCAGCCTGTCATTGTCGGCATCGCCGGCGCCATCGTGGGTGGACTCGTGCCGGCTATTGTCGCCTGGCTCATCCCGGCGCTGAAGAAACTGGGTGTCAGTCTATGGGCCACCCTGCGGCCGCTTACCCCATGGATGGCTGTGGGCGCGGCCGTCGCGCTGACCGCCTACGTGTTGGCTCGCAACTGGGGTAATCTGGCCGAGGTCGGGCAGCGCGTGTGGACGGTTCTGGGTGGTGTGGCCATGTACGGCGCCTCGCTGGTGGTGCGGGGCACCGCGCTCATCTACCAGGCGCTGTCGTGGATTGTTCCGGCCTTGCGCGGCACGGCCGAATCGGTTATGGCCTATGCCAACTCGCTCCGCGACAGCGCCCTGCAGGCTATTCAGTCCGCCACCGCTAGCGCCCGGGTGGCGCAGCAGGCCGCGGAGTCTGCGTCTACCGCCGAGCAGGCAGCACAGGCGCAGGAGTCGTTGGCGGCCGGGCTGGAGGCGGCGCAGAAGGCGGCGGAGGGCGGCATCCAGTCGTTCGACGAGGTCCACCAGGTACAGGAGTCGTTGCTGGACTCCTTTGAGTTCCCGGAGATCATGCCGCTGGACGTGGCATTACCGGAGCTCGACGCCACGGCCAGCATGGCCGACGGGCTGGCGGCACTGGAGGATGTCATCACCAGCATTGGCGAGGCGGCCTCGCGTGCCTGGGATCGCCTGACCCAGTCCATGGAGCCCGTGCGGCAGGCGGTCGAGTGGCTGCGCCGGGAGTGGCCGGGTCTCGACGTGGTGCTGGAGAATACGGCCAGCATCATCACGCTCACTCTCATTCCGGCGCTCGTCACCGTGGCCGCCCGGGCGACGTGGTCTGCGGCGCAGCAGGTTGCGGCCTGGGTGACGACGCAGGCCCAGGCGATTGCATCTATTGCGACGCAGGTTGCCAACATAGCGGTCCTGGCTGCTCGTTGGATATGGCTCGGCGCCGTCTCCGTAGCACAGGGCGCCCGTGTTGCGGCCGGCTGGGTGGCGGCGATGGGCCCCATCGGCTGGGCCATTGCGGCCGCAGCGGCTTTAGCGGCGGCTATCTGGTACTATTGGGAGGACATCGTCGCGGCAGTCGCCTCGGCGCAGGCGTGGTTTGATGCCAACGTGGCGCCGGTGTGGGACCGCATCGTGGCGGCAGTCGTCACGGCTTGGAATACGCTAAGCCAGGCCGCTGCCGAGATTTGGGCTGGAATTCAAGCGGTGGTTGAGGCGGTTGTCACGTGGGCGGCTGAGACTGTCGGCGCGGCATGGGAGGCTGTGACGGGTGCGGTGTCTGCGACTTGGCAGGCGCTGGCGGCCGCAGCATCGAGCGCTTGGAGCGCCGTGCAAACGGCAGTTCGGGCCGTACTGACCTGGGCTGAGTCGACCATTGGGGCGGCGTGGCAAGCCGTCTCCGAGGCGGTCGTCGCGGTTTGGGTCGGGCTGCAATCGGCGGCAGAGACTGCATGGAACGCGATTCGGACCGCTGTTCAGACTGCCCTCGACTGGGCGGGTTCGGCGGTTTCCGCGGCATGGGATGCGGTATCCAGTGCGGTGACGGCCGTTTGGAATGGGCTGGTAACCGCCGCCGAGGTGTCGTGGGGTGCCGTCCGATCCGCTATTTCAGTGGTGTGGTCGTGGGCGTCCGATACGGCAGCCACAGTTTGGGACGGCGTCACCAATACTATTAGAGCTGCTTGGGATAGACTGGCGCAGGCCGCTGAGGCGGTGTGGTCAGCGATCCGGGCGGCCATCGAAGCTGTATGGAATTGGGTTAGCGATACCGTCGGCACCGTTTGGGGTGCCGTGAGCGGCGCGATCGCCGGCGCGTGGGACGGGCTCGTCGCCGCTGCGGATCGCAGTTGGGCCGCCATCCGCCGGGCAATCCTTGGAGCATGGGACGGGCTGGAGTCCTGGGCCACCGGCCTGTGGGACGATGTCGACAAAGGTGTACGCGCCATCTGGATGAACTTGGCGGACTACGCTGGCCGGGTCTGGGATGACATCCGTGAAGCGGTGGTATCTGCCTGGGACGCCGCTCAGCGAGCCGTCAAGCGAATCGCGGACGCCATAGAGTCGGCGATCAAGAGCATGGCCAGCAGGGTCGAGGAGATCGTCCAGTCCATGCGGGACCGCATCGTGGGGTGGTGGGATAACCTCGCCAACCGCGTGACCAACACGGCCAAAAGCCTGACATCGGGCGTGGTGGGGTTTTTCCAGGGTCTGTACGATACCCTGGTCGGCCATTCC